ATGTCAATTAAAACAAGAGTAGGTAAGGTGGTTAAAGTAATCAACCAGAACAAAAAGAAGAATAGTTCATCAGTGTATCACTCAGTGATGCTTAAAGATGATGATGGTAAGTATCGTCCATTTATGTTCATTGATACAGAGCTAGACATAGCAGCTGATCGTGCACGTAAGAATGTAGAAGATCAAGTTGAGCGTAGTTTTATTTCTAAACTAATAGACTAAGACCATGAAGAAGTTAATACTATTGATTCTATTAAGTGTAACAGGCTGTACAACGTATAAGATACGTGTGATACATCGCCAAGATGGTAAGGATGTTTACATTCCAATGCATCGAAAGGGACTTACATGGAAAGAACATTGGTATTCATACTTCGACAAGGATGGTGCTATTATGTTAATTGAAGCTTGGAGAGTTCAAGATACTAAGCAGAAGGAAACATATATCAGGATAAAATGACACAAGACAACAAACACAGTGTATACGCAGCCATAGCGACTGTCGTAATGGTATACTATTGCATCAGACTGTTTAGTTTTATATATTTGATTCCTCAAATGGTGAGTGTGCTAAATGTTAAATCTAGACCAGCAATTGAGCAACCTCATATCATATCAGAACTTAAAAGAAAACAAAGACATGAAATTAAAAGCAGCGACACTAGTATTTACAGCAAGTAGTGATCCATTGATTGTATGTGATGATTTAATCAACATTGGTGATTCAGTATATTCCACTGAAACTAAAGACATCAGTCAGTATAATGATGAAAATCGTGATAAAATCAACTTGAGAAAACTTTTAGCTTCAACTAATCAGATTGGTTATATGGTAGCACATGGCATGATGCATGAGGTGCAAATCCCTATAATTACAGAAATGTTAGTTGGCGAGATTTCATTAGAAACAACTGATAACGATGAGCTTAAATTATTCAACAATAAAGTTATAATACATCACAGATGACAACAACAGGATCAACTCATGCAGAGTTTTACCATCCAACACAAGATGATGTTTATTGTACTGTAGAAATCAAATGGTCCCATTACTATTCACCTGCAACATTAGAAGAACCAGGTGAAGATGACATCAATATCAAGAGCATGAAACTACTCACATATTGTGATGAGCATGTTAAAGATATGGAGGTGCCTGAATGGATAACATTAGATGAAATTTACGAAGCAATAGACTTAGACGATTACTACGATGGGGATGATAATTAGAAAACGAGGTGGTGTTCCAATTGAGGGACATCGCCTCTTTTGTTTACAATGCGAATATGATCATATGAGCACTCGCATTATAAATAGGTACAAGAATAATGGTACAGATACAATGCACTTTTTATGTGAGAATTGTAAGTATCCATTAAGAATGACCACAACACGTAGAGGATTTTATGTATTCTCAAACCAAGGTGCATATAGCTATCGACCAAGAACATGGGACGATGTAATAGCTGAAATACCAGTCAAGATGACTGATGAACTAGCAGCATGGTTTAAGGATAAATACCATCCTCCAAGAAAGAAAATAATTAAGAACCTTTAAAATTTAACAAGATGTCAAATTTAACAAAATTCAATTTAAGAGATTACAATACAGGACAGTACAGCGTAGTAACACGTAATGGTGTTCCAGTAGAAATTACAGCTATTGATGATAAGCGTGGTACAGTGTTTGGTTTCTTTGGTGAGACTAATCAACCATCATATTGGTATATGGATGGTAGTTTTAATTTAGTACGTGAAACTGGTACAGCAGAGAGTGTTAATGATCTGTTCTTGACTTCTAAGCGTATCACTGTACATGTCAATATTACACGCAATAAGAGTGGTAAGATTGATTGCTATGCTAGCACTAGAGGTAGAGCAAAGGTTAAAGCTGGTGGTATTTTGTTGAAGTATATGGTAGTAGATATTGAAGAATAGTATTCATGGCAGTCATCTAAAGGTGGCTGCCTTAATTTTATAGACATGAACAACACAGAAATAGAATCACCAGAAGTAATCAAGGCCATCATCAATGTATATAAATCAGTTGATAATGAGCTACAACAAGAACACATGCGTAGCAAGAAGAACTATCTTGAGAAGTATAATCTACGTGAGATTAAGACTAATACACCTAGAACAGCATTGGAATCATGACACCACATAACAAATTCCTATTATTATCAACTTTAATAGTGGTGTGTACATTTGTTGTTATTGCTATTAATGCACTTAATAATCAACGTGAAGTATATGTACCAGAACCTGTGCTTTCTAAATGTGATAGTATTATCTTTGCTAATGATTCTTTAATTCAACGTATTCGCATTTTAGAAGATAGACAAATGACTTTTAGAATAGGATTAGCACAACTCAAGATGGTTGACAAAGAGGCTCATGATTATCTAATCAACGCAGGTAACTTTAAATTCATTGAAAGATGGTAGATTTCATTTATGAGAAGCATAACGCTCTAACCAAAGAGCAATGTGAAGACTTAATTAATATCTTTGAAGAGAATAATAAATACCAAGTTGAAGGACTAATAGGTAATGGTATTAATAAATCTGTAAAAGAATCAACAGACTTTCATTTTGATGATGATAATCTAAAAATCGTACAGCGAATCTATGGTGAGCGTATTCCTGATATGTTAGACGCAATGTTAGTTGAGATGTATAAGTATATGGATCAGTTTCCTATATTTGAAATGACTACAGTTTCTATTGATTCATTTAACTTACAGAAATACGAACCAGGTCAAGGATTTCATAAATGGCACTACGAGTCAACAACTGATAAGATTAGGCTATTTGTATGGATGATATATCTCAATGATGTACCAGATGGTGGGACACAATTCATGATGCAAGAAAGAACAGTTAAAGCTGAACAAGGTAAGCTTTTGTTCTTTCCTGCTGATTGGACGTACACACACAAAGGTGAAGTGAGTAACACAACAACTAAATACATCTTAACAGGATGGATATCATTAGTTGATAGCCATGGTAAAAACTACTAGAAATGAATGTATTTATTTATGACATCGAGACAATGCAAGAGTTCTTTCTTGTCAACGTCTACGATCCACAGGAGGATAAGACTCACGAGTTTATGGTGAGTCAATGGCACAACACACTAGACATGATGGTTAAGTTTATTAGTGAGCATCCAGAGCATTACTGGGTGGGCTATAACAACTTACGATTCGATGCTCAAGTGGTTGAGTGGGTCTTGCGTAACTATGACTTCTGGCATGAGTGGGGTGGATTAGAGATATGTGCAGCTATTGCACAGAAAGCTCAAGATGTAATCCATGACGCTAACTATGAAGTATTCTCAGAGTATAGAGAACATGATCTTACATGCAAACAGATAGATTTGTTCAAGGTTAATCATTACGACAATAAGAATCGTATGGTTAGTCTGAAGAGACTAGAGTTTGAGATGGATCTGGAGAACATCGAGGAGATGCCTATCCATCACAGTAAGACTGATATGACTCTAGAAGAGATACAGTTAACAAGAGACTATTGTACAAATGACGTAATGGCTACCTATGAGTTCTACAAAGTAACTACAGGTGATACAAATCATCCATTGTACAAGGGTAACAATCAGATAGAACTTAGACAAGATATCGAAGCAGAGTTTGGTATACCATGTCTTAACTATTCTGATAGTAAAATTGGTGATGAGATGATCAAGAAATATTACTGCGAAGAGAAACGCATTCAAGTGGGTGATATACCACGCAAAGGATATTTTAGAAAGAACATCAAGATTAAGAATTGTATTGCAAAATATGTAGCATTTGAAACGCCACAGTTGCAAAGCTTTTTGAGCAGAATGAAACTTGTAGTCTTAGCACTGAATGACGATTTTAAAGAAAGTATAGAATTCTATGGCAACACTTATACGTTTGCTAAAGGTGGCTTACACACAGAGAACAAACCTGAGATTTTTGAAGCTGATGATGAATATGAAATCATTGATTGGGATGTTTCTAGTTATTATCCTGCTATTATTATCAATAATGGTCAATATCCTGGTGATCTTGGTAGAGAATTTCTTAATGGTTATATTAAAATGTTTGAACGTCGTCTCGAACTTAAACCACAGGCTAAAAAAGATAAACGCATTGCAGGGATTGTTGGGGCTCTTAAGCTTGCTGTCAATTCTGTATATGGTAAATCTTCTGATATGCAGTCGTGGATCTACGATAGACAACTTACTATGTTTACTACTATTACTGGAGAGCTTAGCTTGCTTATGCTTATTGAAGCGTATGAGCTAGCTGGTATACATGTAATATCTGCAAACACAGATGGTGTAACGATTAGAATTAAGAAAACAGACATAGCCAAGCATTATAAGATTAATGATTGGTGGTCAAAACTAACAAGATATGAGCTTGAACGAACAGACTATAGAAAGATTATCTTCTCGACTGTTAATGATTACCTTGCGATTAAAACTGATGGAGGAATCAAGAAGAAGGGTGACTTTCTTACTGATTTTGAGCTGCACAAGAATAAGTCTGGCAGGGTTGTTCCTATCGCACTCGAACAGTATTTTATTAATGGGACTCCTGTTAACGACACTATACGTAATCATGGAAACATCTATGATTTTGCTATGCGTCAAAGAGCTACGAGAGATTTCCATTTCGAAGGACTTTCTGATGGAAGAACAAACGTCTACAACAAACTTATTAGATATTATGTATCAAATACAGGAGAGAAGCTCATCAAGGTAAAGAACAAAGACTCTACATCAGGAGCAGCAGCTGTATCACAAGTTGAAGCAGGTGAATGGCTAATGACTGTATGTAATCATTTAACACCAGATCATCCTCTAGATAACATTAATCATTCTTATTATATAGAGAGGGCAGAAAGAATTATTAATAAGATTAGTTACAATGGTAAGAGAAGACCATATGTAGCACCAAACCAATTATCATTATTTTAATATGGCAGGAACAGAGAAACAACGTGAAGAGATCAACAGGAAGTTGGTCTCTATGCAAATGGAAATGATAGGGCTAACTTATCAGGACGCAGTGGATACACCAGAGTTCTGGAGAATATATACACTGACAACAGAACAAACATTAGAATGGCGTAAAGCAGCTTTACCACTTATTAAGAAGACATTTAAGTGTAATAAACGTAGAGCTGAGCTTACAATGGCTATGTTTGAACTGAATTTAGGATTACGTGAGTTTAATCCAGATAACAAAGATGATATCTATTATGAACAAGTAACTAATCCCACAACAAGCACAACTACCACATTGGTATTTAAACCAATTAAAGAGAAGCTTACATTGTGGCAGAAGATTAAGAAGTTTTTCATTGGATTCTAATTATACGCGAAAGGGTATAATATTGCACTATTTCCAAAATTTATACGTGAAAGGGTATAAAATTTGACAAAAAGTGTAATATAATGCACATTAATTCGAATTATCGTCGAATTAGACGATGTAATTTAACATCGTAAATCAGTAGTATTACTACTACTTTTACGAATTATTTAAACTGTTACAATTTGTAACGCTTTGAGCCTCAGAGAAATCTGGGGCTTTTTTGTTTCACAATTTAAATCATAAACAATGGGAGCACAATCATTCATCCTAAGAAAAAGAGCAAAGAGTGCATCAGATGCATTCACCTTAGCACAAGAAGATGCTATTGAAGAGTATGGTAATGACATTTATAATGGTACCATCAGTACATGTCATACATTTAGAGACGTCACGTCTGAGTTTCATCGTACTAACAAGTCTATTAAACAGTTCATCGATGATAAGATTGGTGACATGGGTAAAAGAGACTGTTATGTAATCTGTGAACTAGAGCCAAAAGGTAACACTAACAAGATTAAATCATTTGTGCAGCACACTATTGTTAAAGGCACCAGTAAATGGGAACTTAGATACAATGTATATGTTGGTAGCTATGATGAGAGACAGTTACAGTCATTCAAGACAAAAGGTGATGCTGTTGAATATGCTCGTAAGCATACAGAGAAGACACAAGACACTACGTTTGTACGTATGGAGAAGTTCTTGAGCAATCAAGATCCTAACGTAGCATGCATTACGTATAAGTCTTCTCTTACAGAAAGAGATGGTCAGTATGTATTCTTTGGTATGGCAGCATGTTAGCACTAGCAGCATTTATTATAGGCATAGTTACAGGTATGAAAATACAAGACTTATTAGATAAGAAATGAGTAGTAAACTATGTTTGTTATTGATGTTGGGAGTGGCATCATGTACACAAGAAGAGCCTAAAGCTCAACCTTTTCAACCTTACAAACCTTTCTCTATGGAAATAAGCCATGATGAATGGCATGGTAAGTTAGAACCAGGTAGATATACTAAATCTGGAATTTTAATCACAAAGCAACATGAAAAATGAAGTTGTAAGCTTTGATCAAGCAGTAGTATTGAATGAGTTAAAATACGATGGTGATTACAATTATACATATACTATAGATAAACATTTATGGTATGGTGATGTAAAAGCTGATGGTGTTTCTACTTTAGCTGCTCCACTTAAACAACAAGCATTTAGATGGTTTCAAAATAAATATAACTGGTATCATACTATGGATTTTCGTAGAAAAGCATATCCAAGTACTAATCAATATAAATGGAAAATTGATATTGGTTTGGGTGATGTTTTTTTCATTGGATGGGCTGACACCTACGAAGAAGCAGAGAATGCTTGTATTGATAAACTTATAGAAATAGCTAAACAACAAGACAATGAAAGTTAAAGTAATAAAAAGAGAAAAAGCAAGGTTTATAAACGATTCAACTTGTATTATAGAAACAGACTATGATGTATATGTTGGTGATAATCTTGAAAAACGTTTTGATTCAGAAAGACAGGTTGATAATTATATTACATATTTACAGCAGAAGAAGAAAGACAATGATATAGTTATTAAAGAAATAGAAATCTGATGGCTGATATAACATTTAAAAGAGGTGATAGAGTTTATGACGAAAGATATGGTAATGGAATAATAGATTATTTAGAAAACCATATAATAGTTCAATTTAGAATGGGTCAATACATTACCTATGATTTAAAAGGTTATAGACATTTCCCAGAAGAAAAACAACAAACTTTATTTAAACAACAAAACAATGAGTGATATTTGTATGTGTAGGGACATGAAATGTCCTATGAAGTTTACGTGCTATAGGCACACAGCACCAGAGAATCAGTTTAGACAATCGTTCTTTTCTGAATCACCTCGTAAAGAGGGAACCTTTTATTGTGACCAATTTTGGGACAATGAAGGACGTACATTAGATCCAAAGTTTAGAGAGTATGAACGTTATAATGATACAGAATAATGAAAATTATAATATTAACTAAATCAGATTTATGTAATAATAGAGTCTCAAAAAATGCCATTCTTTGTACAGATTTTAAACAATCAGTAATTAAAGATATTGAAAGAGTAGACTTAGCATTATATATTGATGACAAACACATTGAAGTAATTAAATCAAGATTTTAAAAAGAAACAATCATGATACACATCGAAGATTATGAGCACGAAGCTCAGAAAGATTTAGTATATTTACAAGAAGATATGCAAGCATTTTATCGATCATTAAATGATCCTGGTATCGCTCAAATTGAGGTTTTTATGAGCGATAAAGTCGATCTTAATGATCTACAAATTTTACAAGAGCAAGCTAAAATTAATGTATGCATTCCTCAGAGTTTGATTAGAAAAATAGATCGCAGAATAATCAGAAATTATGAACTTAAAATTGACGCTATTTCATTTTAAAGAGCTGTTAAAGAATGGTTTTAGTTTAGACATGGTATTCCTCCTTAGATTAGTGGAGGAAGGCCATGATCTGAAAGAGATATGTCAAGGAGATGCTAAGATGGAAATTATATGTCAAGGTATCTATCGTAAAGGTTTGATATCAGGTGACAATAAGATCACCCTTACAGGTAGGAATCTATTGAAGTTTATGAAAGAGGAAGCTCCTAAAGACAAGGTGATTAAGAAGAAACCAGCTAGTGAAGATTTCAAGAGATGGTGGAAAGCATTCCCAGGTACTGATACATTTAGACATAAAGATAAAACCTTCGCAGGATCTAGATCTTTACGTAGAGATGAAGAGAACTGTAGGCTTAAGTTTAACGCCATTTTGTCAGAAGGAGATTACACTGCAGATGATTTGATAGCAGCCATAGAGTTTGATGTTCTTCAAAAGAAAGAGAACTCATACAAATCAGGAGAGAATAAACTTAAATACATTCAGAACAGTCTGACATATTTGACACAGAGAAGTTTCGAACCATTCATAGAACTTGTTAAACAAGGTATTGTGGTTGAAGAACAAGCTAAACCAACAGGAACAACAGACATATGATATTTCAAGACTTAGCTAAGGCTGTACAAGATGGTATTGATGGTAGGAATAGTGGTATTCCTATGGGGTTTGATAGGCTTAACAGATACATTGGTATTCGTAAGTCTATGTATACATTGGTGGGTGGCTTAACAGGTTCTGGTAAGACTTCATTCATCGATGATGCGTATGTACTTAATCCATTTGATTGGTATATATCTAGACAAGGTCAGGAATCTGGCATTAAGCTCAAGATTATATACAGATCAATGGAGCGTAGTAAGACATATAAGATGGCTAAATGGGTTAGTAGAAAGATATTTCTAGATAATGGAATAATCATTCCTGTTAGTAAACTATTGGGCTGGACTGGTAAGATGACTCATGATGAGCATGATCTATTCTTATTACAAGAAGACTATATTGGTAGTATGAATGAAATCATTACTATAATAGATGGTCCAGATAACCCAGTGGGTATCGCTAAGCAGCTTAGAGATAATGCTGAAGCTAATGGAGAGATACATGAGGTTGATAAGTATAATAGAGTGTATGTACCAAACAACGACAACACAATAACCTTAGTAGTTATTGATCACGTTGGTTTATTGAAGAGAACGAAAGACTATCCAAGTAAGAAAGACTCTATCGATAAGATGTCTGATGAGCTTAGATATGCTAGAGATTTCTATGGATACAGCCCTGTTGTAGTGAGTCAGTTTAATCGTGACATCTCTAACCCAATGCGTATTAAGAATGGTGATGTGGAACCACAGCTAGAAGACTTTGCTGATAGCTCATCTACACAGAACGATGCTGATGTTGTGCTAGCACTATTTGATCCAATGAGATATAAAGTTACAGACCCTAGTGGTTATAACTTAGATAGATTAAAGGATGAGTTTGGTGCTAAGTATTATCGTTCACTAAGACTAATCAAAAATAGTTATGGTGAGGATGATGTACGAATAGGCTTAGGCTTTCTTGGTCAGATTGGTATGTTTAAAGAATTAAAGAGACTCAAAGACATGTCAGAGTATGACTATCAATCAGTAGTAAATAAAACGTATTTTTTAGAACCTTAAATATTATAACAATGGCAACAAATAACGAAAAACAAGCCTTATTAAGTAAGTATGACAAGCTTATGTCAATGTATAAGCAAGCAATTGCTAAAGATGATGTGGAAGAGATTAATGGTATCGAGTTACAAATGAAGAAGATACGCATCCAGCTAACAGCATTTGGAGACGTAGCTAATCCAACAACTGAAACACTAGATGAGCAACCTGAGGAATAAAAGACAACAGGAGTTTGCACAGATATGGCTTGATAAGAAATGGGGAATCCTAAATCTATGTCCTAGGTTTGGTAAGATATATACAACAATTAACATCTTGGAAAAGATGAATTCAAATATATCTGTACTAATCGCCTATCCTGACGTTAAAATCAAGGATTCTTGGGAACAAGATTTCAACACAAGAGGATACAACAATTCAAACATTACATACACAACACACTTATCTTTACATAAACATGTAAACAATGTGTATGATATTGTAATCATTGATGAGATACATTTGTTATCTGATGCACAGATAGATGCTGCGTATGATTTAACATTGAAGAATCATCAAGTGTTAGGACTCACAGGAACTCTATCAACGTTTACACAGTCTGAACTTGATATGAGATTGCAACTCCCTGTACTAGCATACTATCCTATTGAACAAGCCATCCAGGAAGGAGTTATCGTTGACTACCAAATCACAGTGATTAAGGTGCCATTAGATAACAAGGTTGTTCAAACTATCAAGGGTAAAGCTAGAACAGAAAAGAAGCATTTTGATGCGTGTAGTTGGGTGATCGAGAAGCTTGATTCTGAGGGCAAGAACACAATGATGTTACGCCTGAAGAGAATGAGAATCATCCAAGGTAGCATTGCTAAGTTAAATATGACTAGAGCAGTGTTAAACAAGTATGCAGACGAGCGTATACTTGTATTTTGTGGTACTACTGATAGTGCAGATAGCTTAGGCATCCCTTCACACCATAGTAAATCGCCTGACAAAGAGGGCTTCAAAAGGTTTGCAGAAGGAGAAGGAAACCACATGGCTGTTGTAAAGATTGGTAATACAGGAGTTACATACAAACCTTTAAACAAAGTGATCTTGAATTACTTTGACAGTAACGCTGAGAATCTAGCTCAAAAGGTAAATAGGTGCATGGCTATGGAATACAATAATCCAGACAAGAAAGCACAGATTTATATCATTTCCACCAATGAAGCAGTAGAGGAAAAGTGGTTAAATAAATCACTAGAATTCTTTGATAAAGACAAAATTAAAGTTGTTAATATGACTGATATTTAGTAATTTAGAGTAAGTAAAAACTAAATAAAATAAACATGGCAAGTAAACTGATTGGGATCGTTGGATCCACTGGAACTGGCAAATCGACATCGATTAAGCATCTGAATCCAGAAGAAACCTACATTATCAATGTAGCAAAAAAGGAGTTACCTTTTAAAGGTTCTGAAAGTCTGTACAACGCAGAGAAGAAGAACTACAGAGAAATTGATGACGCAGTTGAGATCACTCGATTGTTACAAAACATTTCTCAGAAAGCACCACACATCAAAAACATTGTGATTGAGGATTCAAACTACATCATGGGTTTTAACATTGTGTCACGAGCAACAGAAGTAGGGTTCACTAAATTTAGCATCATGGCTAGAGATATGGTGGCTTTGTTTCAAGAAGCTCGTAAACTACGTGACGATTTGAAAGTATTCTATTTCACTCACCCAGAAACTATTGAAGAAGGTGGAGAGATTGTAGGATATAAGATCAAGACAGCAGGTAAGTTGATCGATAATCAAATCTTATTAGAGGGCTTGTTAACTGTTTGCCTTTACACATTTGTAGAGGAGAACAAAGATGGCTCAGTAACGTATAACTTTGTAACCAATAGGTTCAGAAAGTTCCCTGCTAAGAGTCCTGATGGCATGTTTGCAGACACCAAGATTCCTAACAATTTACAATTAGTTGCAGACACAGTAGATGAGTATTATAAATAAACTAAATAAAAACTAGAAACCATGGCAGTAGGAGGAGTAAAAAGAGAAATTCCACAAGGTGGAGCTGAATTCCAAAAGAAAGTTGGTGTATTTGAAGCAAAGGTTATTGCTATTAACCCAACTCCATTAGAGTACAAAGAGATTTTAGGCATTGACCTAAAAGAAGATAGTAATGCAACTAATTATTATGACAGTGTTTCAGGTAAGTTACGTGTTAACGTATGGTTGCAAGATGTAAACAGTGATTTTAGAACCACTGCTACATTTTGGTTAGAAAAAGGTGAGAAGATTAACAAGGACAACACTAAGAAGCAATACATCAATAACATTGGTGTGTGTAGCTGGGCTAGTAGTCCAGAGGCTTTACCTGCATGGTTTGCTAAGCGTGAAAATCGTGTAGCACATATAGGAGAAGAAGAGTTCTTAGGATTTGTTCGTACTTGGTTAGGTTCTCTTGACTTTTCTGATCCAGACACTGAGATATACTTAAATTGGGACAAGGTTATGAATAATAACTTAACTGATTTAAAAGAACAAATTGATGGTGATCTTACACAAACTGTTGGCGTATTAGCAACTGTAAGAACTGTTGATAAAGGAGAAGGTCCTAAGTCATATCAGAACATCTTTGTTAAGTCATTCTTCCCAGGTTATTCTATCAGAAACATGCGTCTAGTTGATTACAATAACCCAGACGTAGTTCGTGGTCTTAAATTTAGAAAGAGTGCTGAGTTAAAGATGCATGAGCGTTTTGTAGTTGCTGTAACAGGTGACTATGGATGTAAAGATTTCTATACATTCAAAGACTTGCATGACTATGATCCAGAAGCAAACTTAGTTGAGTCAGACAAAGTGATTGCTGTTGATGATTCAGATTATTAATTTGTAACCATATTGTTTAGTAAAGCCCAGTCTATATTAGATTGGGCTTTCTTTATCTAAACTAAAATGTAAAATGGCAATAAGTGGAAACAAACGTTACTCTTACCTTACGCCAGAACTAATACTTGACAAGATTAGTGAGTATGACATATTTAAATATTATATGCCCAATAGTGATTGGGAGCCCAATGTTGTGACGTTTTCTCCATTTAGAAACGAGCGTAATCCATCATTCGTGATTGGAAATAAGCATGGAAGGTTAACGTTTATTGATTTTGCAGACACAAGCAAACGAGGTTCTTGTTTTGATTTTGTTAGAATGATGTTCAATCTTAAAGATTTGAAAGAAGTTCTAGCTTTAGTTGACAGGGACTTTGGACTAGGTTTCTCGAAAGAGACTAGAACAGAAGTGTACAAGTATATTGTCAATCAATACCTTCAACCAGTAAAAGCTCCTAAAATATATTCTAACATCCAGGTGATGGTCAAATCATTTACCAACGAGGAGTTAGCTTATTGGAATCAGTATCATCAGAGTCTTGATGATCTCAAAGCAAATAATATTTATAGTATATCTAAGGTTTATCTTAACAAACAACTGTTCTCTTTCCCTATGGATGAGTTAAAGTTTGGTTATTTGTATGGAGATAAATGGAAGATATATCGTCCATATGCTAAGGATAAGAAAAAGAAATGGGTACCAAACAATGTACCCATCACTGCGATGGATGGTAAAGATGACATCAAACAATGTGATGTTGCCTTTATTAACAAATCAAAGAAGGATTACATGGTGATGAAGAAACTTTTTCCATGCAGCTGTGCTGTACAGAACGAGGGACTGGGTTGTTTCTCCCCTGAGAACGTTGAATATATTAAGAGTAATTCTGCTAGTCAGATTCTTAGTTTTGATTCAGACATAACAGGCGTAGAGAATTCACAACAAATCACCAAGATATTTGACTTTGATTACTGTAATGTACCCAGGAAGTATTTATCTGAGGGCATTAAAGATTGGGCTGATTTAGCAAGAGTCCATGGTATGGAAGCAATAGAAAATTATCTAAAAGAAAAAGAACTACTATGAACGTAGAACAATTAGCAGTGGCTGTAGAAGATCTTGTGTATGAGATACAACAAGAGACAGAATGGTTAGAGACTACAGAAGGAGACTCTATCGAATGTATAGGTATTGAAAACCTAGAAGGAATACTAAATAAATTTTTTGGATTTAAACTCAGAATATCACAACAATGAAAAGAGCAGATTACACAAGCTTGAAGCACTTAGTAACAGATGTACCAGTGCCAGCACAAACAGCAACTTACAAACCTGTAAGCAATGCACAATTGATTGATTTAACACTAGCAGCTATTGATGGTGCAGGCTTTACATTAGGTAAAGAAGCCTATACATTAGCAGCTGATGGTCAAGTTGCCACAGGTAGATTTACACTCACTAACATTATGGATAGCGAGATGCAGATCCAGATTGGTTGGCAGAACAGCTACAATCGTATGGTTAGTTTGAAGTTTGCTATTGGTGTACACATCATGGTATGTTCTAATGGTTGTGTGTCTGGTGACATGGGTACCTTCAAGAAAGCACACAAGGGTTCTATTCAAGAGTTTACGCCAGCAGCGATCACTGAGTATATCAAGAGTGCAGGTGATTCATTTAGAGAGATGCAGATTCAACGTGAGTTGATGAAGAAGGTGGAGCTTAACACAAGACAACAAGGCGAGATATTAGGTCGTTTAGTTGTTGAAGAGCAACTCATATCTACTATGCAGCTTAACATCATTCGCAAGGAGCTAGTTAAACCTAGCTATGACTATGGTGTAGAGAATACATTGTGGGATCTTTACCAACACACTACACATTCTATGAAGGAAGTGCACCCAGGTAGTTGGATGACTGACCACATGAATGCTCATGATTTCTTTGTAAATGCACAAGGAGAACTGATCTCTAGCAAAAGACCTGCAATAGTTAGCGTACCACAGGTAGAACGTTATCAACAATTAGAACTATCGTTATAATGAATTGGGACAAGTTTAAGCATTTGTTCGATGAGAGTTGGCATTATAAAATGAAGCCATTCATCGAGAGTGAAGCGTGTGATAAAATCTATGCACAGCTAAAAGCTGACAGTAAGAGGGGCAAGCAAATTGCTCCTCTATCTGAAAATGTATGGAGATGTTTTAAAGAAACACGCTTCCAAGACGTTAAAGTTATTCTTATAGGTATGTGTCCATATCATACAATGATGGACTATAGACCTGTTGCTGATGGATTGATGATGAGTTGCTCTGTAACCAATGTGCTACAGCCTAGCTTACATCAACTCTATCAAGGCATAGAGAAAGAACTGTATGGTGGTTTTGCTTTCGATAGAAATAGAAACCCAGATCTAACATACCTTGCAAAGCAAGGCGTGTTATTGTGTAATGCTGCTCTCACTACAGAGGTTAATAAAGCAGGCTCTCATTTAGAAATATGGGAACCATTTATGAAATATCTACTAGAAGAGGCGTTCGCATTCACAGGAATACCAGTTGTATTCTTTGGTAAAGAAGCAGCTAAGCTTAAGAGATACATATCACCATTTACATTCTCATTTGTTGTTAGCCATCCAGCTTCAGCTTCATATAAGAATGGAGATTGGGATAGCGAAGGAGTATTCACGAAAATTAACACACTGATCAAAGAGACTAATAATTACACTATTGATTGGTTAGAAAAGGTAGATATTTAAACTAGAAATCATGATCTTAGAAAAACAAACACAATCTTTAATACATGAAGTAGGTAGTGCACAGGGCACTATTGGTATGTCATTGGACCTTGACTCAGCTCAGGTCCTAATGCAAATGTTGAGTAAGAATCTTTATTCAGATTCTATTGGATCTACGATACGAGAGTGTGCTAGTAATGCACTAGACTCACATCGTAGAGCTGGTGTTAATACACCTATTGTTGTTAAGTTCACCAAGGTGAGTAACAACTATGAGTTCTCTGTTGAGGACTTTGGTATTGGTTTGGATGCATATGATGTAGAGAACATCATTAGTAAGTATGGTAAGAGTACAAAGCGTGATTCTACCACAGAATTAGGCATGATGGGCTTGGGCTTCAAAGCTCCACTAGCTTATGCATCTAGCTTTTATTTTACAGCACGTAAGAATGGTGTAGAGCGTAAGTATATGATGTATGAGGGAGAAGAAGTCAATTCTATTGACTTGTTGCACGAATCACCAACAGATAAACCTAATGGTGTTAAGATTACTATTCCTGTTAAGTGGAGTGATTCAACTGAGTTTAAGATGAAGATCAAAGAGCAGCTAGCTTACTTTGAGAGCGTATACTTTGATGTAGAAGGTATGAATAATCAGTTCAATATCTTCAGAAGTGAGCACTATCAAATCTCTGAGATAGCAACAGATCGTCATCTACATATTTGTTTAGATAATGTGTATTATCCATTAGACTTTGATAAGCTTGGTATAGCTCGTATTGATATGAAGATGGGTCTTAGATTCTCTTTGACAGATGGTATCTTTCCTACACCTAACAGAGAATCTTTACGATATACGCAAGAGGCTAAGCAAATCATTCTTAAAAAGATCAGTGTTCTGGCTAATGACTTTATGGTTAAGTACAATGAGTCTATTGTAGACACTGATGATGTACGTACAGCTATTGAACACTTTAGTACAGAGTTTAGATATATCAAGGACCACAATGGTGACAATCTTGAGATAACTGACATTATCAAACGTGCTACTATTCAGCAACGTAAACCAACATTGTTAGGATGTACTTACTTCACTGCAGAAACTCTTTACAAAATTAGAGACTTTCTACTTAACGAATATGAAGCTAAGTATGAGCTCAGTCGATATAGAGGTACTATGCGTGAGTGTAAAGGTCGTTGGGATAAAGAATTAAGACTTGGTCAGATTCGTGGAAACATGATTGGTATCTTTACAGGTATACTTGGTGACAGAAAACGTCGTTATCTTAAACAAATATATGCTGGTAAGGATGTTAAGTTTGTCAAAAAGACAATCTCATTTACTTTGTTCTCTAAAGAAAAGTCTTGGAGTAAGAGTAATCACTTAGTAGGTACCACAGATATGTCATGCTATCATGATTTGCTGAAGTTGTACAACTATCCTAGAGTTCAATGGAGATCAATCATCAAAGAGTTTCAAGGATGTATCCACAAAGTAATTACAGACTTCATCGATGTTGACGCTATTGATATTCCAGAAGCATGGATCATTGCTGACAAAGCTAAGAACTACAAACCTAAGCCTAAAGTTTCTAAGGATGGTGGCGTAAAAGAGAAAGGCGATATCAACTGTAAGATAGCTGAAATTCCTGAACGTCATACAGGATCTAATGCTAAGTTCACTCCTATTATACTAAGTGGTAAAACTCTTCATGCAAGAAAGAAGCTCACTGTGTATGGTAAGGAAACTGATCGTGCTGTATTAGATTATCTATTTGGTATGTTTAGAGGTCATGTAGACTTAGTGATTATGTCTGATAGAGAGATTAAAGTGTTGGAGATGTACAACCTTCATAACTTTATGAACGTAGAAACATTCTTGAAAGGTGATAACAAACCATTCAGACGTATTGCTACTGCTAGACTCATCAAGAAAATGAAAGCTATTTATGGTGCAACATTTGATTCTAAACCAGCAATGCGTGATGTACTACCTGATCTTTCATATTATGTAGATAAGTTAGTAAAATTTAAGGATACGTATTATGTAGATTACAGTGTATCTAAGACTTGCGAAATGTTTGATATTGATAAGTTTGCTGGAGAAAACAATAAGTATGATGTAGAAATGTATCCACTGTTATTGAAAGTAGACAAGATCCTTACAAAGTTTCCATTTATAGAAACTATTTGTTATCACATGCGTAGTTACAAAGGTAGTGAAGACCCTTTGATGAAAGTTCTTATAGATATGTGTCGTTACAAAAAAACACGTATGGCTAAGGGTAATTACAGGTTCACCATTAAGGTAAATCAGGAGCTGGTAGACATCTTAACAGATGCTGCATGAGTCTGAGTATTAATTAGTTAAATAACAATTTCAACAAGAGAATGTCCAGTTTTTTGCACAATTAACTGGACATTCTTACAAAAATCACAAAAATGAACAATACAAGTTTAGAGTTTTTCAAGTCTCTCATCGAAAGAGACACAAAGATGGCAGAATTGTTGTTGAAAGACACAACAGCTCCATCTGATTTTAGCGTAGAGCATAACGTCTTTGCTAAACCATATTCAAACATTAAGTTTGTTAATGATGTGTTAACTATCATCTTGAATGATGGTAATATCATCAGTAAACATCCAGCTAATCTTACTGATTTTCAATTTGCTCGTAATGCAAAGACTGAAATGGAATTGTTTACCATCTGTAGTTCTTCAGAAGGTTTAGAAGAGAAACGTAAGTTTGAAGAGGAAGTTAAGCGTAACACAGCATTAGCTCAAGGTATCAAGAGATTAATGGATTTTGCTGAAGATGAGTTTGAAGAGCGTGATGGTGCCTTGTACATGATAGGTATTGATCGCAGCATGCCTCAGATTCTTATTGAGGAGTTTATCATGTTGTTTCAAGAAGACTGGAATGAAGAAGTTAATGAGCGTTGGGAAGGCTTGAAGCGTTTCTGGATGTGGTGTTGCTTGAACCCACGTGCTGAGGTAGCTGATGAGTTGTTTCGCTTCTTGAAAGACAACAGCTTCAGAATCACTAAGCAAGGTTTCTTTGTTGCATTGCGTAACGTAGTTACATTGCATGGTGGTGCAGAGCTTGTACACTTTGTAAGTAACAGTTACAATAAGGTTAAAGCTGTGTGGAAGAAGAGTCCAGATAACTATCATGTATTCCTACTAAATGGTGAGTATACATTAGTACACACTGATGATTTATGGCATGAAGAAGAAGGAACATGTAGTATTTGTGAAGGAACAGGAACAGTCTTTGCTGAGGAAGGTGATGATTTTGAAGGATACAATGATTGTTATAATGGTGATTCTGAAACTTGTTGGAACTGTGAAGGAGAAGGTGAAGTGATAAAAGATGTATACCACGATGGAGAAAATCTTGGTACACTTACAGAGCTTTATCTTGACCTACCTAATCGTGCAGAGAATCGTTTTACTGATGACTGGACTAAGACGTTTGACATTCGTGTAGGCGTTCCTGTCAAGATGCCTATGGAAGAGTGTAACTGGTCTACACAAGATTGTGCAGCAGCAGGTTTACACTTCACTGCAGATCAGATTCATTATGTAGGATGTGGTGACCAGTCTATGTTAGTGTTAATCAATCCTATGAAGGTAGTAGGTATTGGTCAGCACAAAGGTAGATGTTATGAGTATTTACCAATCATGACTGTACCACGTGAAGAAGCTACTACCATCTTACACGATCTAGACTTTGATACTATGCAACTTGATGATGCTTATGCTATCCAAGAGCTTGATAACTTAGCAGAGAAAGTTAAAGAAGGATTCGCAGCTGAGGCTAAGAAGTACAACTTCAACTTCCCTACTATTAATCCTCAAACTGTGGAGAAGATTATAGCTAGTCTTGAAGACATGAAACAAGTTATTGGTGGTCGTGTAGTTATTGTGTAATAAGTGTTACAATTCTATGTATATTTGTAACATATATAACACATTATGGCTAAGAGAATAGTAAAAAAGATACCAGTTAAAAAGTCCAGGGTTCCTAAAACAAGGAACTCTGGTACTTTGACAGAGTCAGCGTTTTGGTCCTTCATCAGGAGTGCACTAAGACAGAAGTCAAGATGGTGGAAACCTATCTCTGAAGCTAAAGCTAAAGCAAAGCGTCCATACAAAGGACCTTTGAAGAGACAGAAGTTTGAATATCAGTGTAATCAATGTAAGGATTGGTTTCCTGATAAGAAGATTAATGTGGATCATATTTGCCCAGCAGGAAGTCTTAATTCTGCACAAGACCTGCCTGATTTCATTGAGAGGCTGTTTTGTGAAGTAGATAATCTACAGGTATTATGTGAGACATGTCACAATGTTAAAACAAAATCAGAAAAAGATGCGAAAGAGACTAGAAAAACTGTACAAGCCAGAAAGAGACTCTAGTATAGAGTGGGCAGACTTGAGTATAAAAGAAGTTAGAGAGTGTGTTAAACTAGGCCAAGACTTTGAAGTCATTCATAAAGATGACGTCATGATCTTAACACCAGAACAATTAAGAAACGAAATAATTGGTAAAACAGACTCAGGTCGTGGCTATGAATTATTTGCTTATAAGTGGAATCCAACTAAAAAGATAAACGAACTATAATGGAAGAAAAACAAGCAACAGTATCCATCAATAAGAACTCGTCATTCACAGAAATCTGGTATGAGGGTTCTGTAGAGTTTAATGGTAAGGTCCACAACTTCTGGCTTATTAATCCTAGAGGATTAGATGAGCAAGGTAGAGAATACGAAATAGAAGTTAGGTGGTGGTTCAAGCGTGTTCCTTTAGAAGTAAGGAGAATGCATGACCAAATAGTAGAAGCATATTACGAATCACAAAACAAAAAACAAAATGATTAAAGGTAATTCAAAAACAGAAGCAACATATAGAGCTATCGTAATGGATAGCTCTTCTAGTCTAAAAGAGTTTTCATCTGACAGAAAGAAGTATTATCGTAAGTATGTACTTGCTGAGAAAATAGATGATGATGACAGTAAGGCAGCAACCATGGGTAGATTGGTTGAGACTAAATTAATGGAACCACATTTGTTTGATGAGAAGTTCTATCTGTCTACATGTCAAGGTATACCAACAGGGTTGATGCTTGATTTTGTGGAAGCTTTATACAAGAACATGAAAGAAGCTACCAACGAAACTGGAGAAATCACTCGTGAGTTTGCTGAGATAGCTCAAGACGCCTACAAAGATTCAGGGTTCAAGATTACTTATGAAGCTGTTATGAAGAAATTCATAGACTCTGACGCAGAGGCGTATTTTGATGAGATTATGCTTGTTAGAAGCAAAGGTATGACAGTTGTTAGTATCAATGATGTCACAAATTGTGAAAAAATTGTGACAGAATTACAAACTAATCCAACTACTATGTACATTGTCAATCAAGATAAGACATCTAGATACGATGTACATAACCAGCTGCAGGTAGAAGGTTATACAGTGCATGGTCATCTATTTAAGAGTATGATGGACAAGGTGATTGTAGATCATGAGAACAAAACCATTCAAGTGTATGACTTAAAGTGCACATGGTCTGTTGAAGGTTTCTACAAAGAATATTATCTTTATCGTAGAGCTTACATCCAAGCATTCTTGTACTGGCATGCAGCACATTATCATTTTAAAGACTTGGTAGATCAAGGGTATTATGTAGCATATCCAAAGTTTATTGTTTGTGATAGCACTAACTATTTTAGTCCTATCATCTATACACTAGATACAGAAGACATGACAAATGCTAGAGATGGTTTTGAACACAGAGGATACAAGTATCCAGGCGTCTTAGAAACAATCGATAATCTGAAGTGGGCTATTGATAATGATACATGGAGTGTGTCTCGTAAGAATTATTTAAGTGGAGGAGTTGTAAACATTAAAGAATAAATGGAAGTAAAGAAAACAATCACTAGTATTTTCATGGTGCCCACTCTCAAAATTGACAAAGAAGACTTTGTTACTAATACTTTTGTGAATGCTTATCTAGAAGATATAAGAAGAGACGTACAGTATAAAGACTCTGTCTATCTACTTTTTAAACCAGGAAACCTTGACAAGTTTCGAGAGTTTCTTGACAAGGAATATGAACGCACAAAAGACGTCATCGATGATTATGATTACGAAGATGGATTTGTTGTTGTTGTTTATAAGTTAAATAATAAATGGAAGAATGATTTTGCTTTGATTAGAGAAGGCTTGTATTCTAAGACTTCTAAAGAATTTCAAGACGTCTTTCCTAAAGTTATTAAAACTAAGAAAAATGGTTTACGTAGAGATGAGATGTCTTTACAGTTTAGAATCTTCAACAAAAGCGATGAGCTACGTGTATATTGGGAGGAAAAGTTAGATGTAAAATTTACAGAAGACATGGAACTTTGGCGTGGATTCGTTTATGAAGAAGAAAGGTTAGATTTAGATAAAATTAAACAAATAGAAGAAGTATGAAAGGACTAGAATTACTGGACCAGAATCCAAATATCGCAAAGCTAATTGCTAGCTACTACTTGGATGTAATGATTGAATCTTTAAATAACGAAAGTTTACCTGAAGACTTCAAAGAGTTCATTAGAGAACAAGGTATGGATAACGAAAAGATCGCTGCAATCATCGATGGTAATCCTAGAAACCTATTCGAGTTCTTTGATGATCATAACTTGTATATCAATATTACAAGTTCTCCTGACACATTAGAATTCACATATTCTATAATGACTGATGTAGCTACTAGTGGCTCAAGTGAGACGTATAAAAATAGAAAAGATGCTGATAAAAATGCTGTAGAAACAGCCATTAAACAGCTTGAATCTATGTTAACTAAATCAGTTAGTGATAAGGAAAATAGTTAAAGTTAATTTTCAAAAGTGGTTGTTTGGTAAGGGTTACAAAGTTACATTTGTAGCCCTTATTTTTTAAACATACATAAATAATTAAACATATGGATTTAGGACTAGAAGCCTTGAGTAAAATTACAGTGTTTAGCAAGTACGCCAAGTACATCCCTGAGCTAAACAGAAGAGAAACGTGGGATGAGATCATTGGTCGTTATGAGGCTATGATGATCAAGAAGTATCCTTATTTAGAGGAGTCAATCAAGGAGTCTATTCCAATGATCAGAGACAAGAAAGTCTTGCCTTCTATGAGAGCATTACAGTTTGCAGGTCCTGCAGCTGAAGTTAACAACGCTCGTATCTACAATTGTTGTTACTTACCTATCGATAGCTTACATAGCTTCTCAGAGTCTATGTTCTTATTACTAGGTGGTACAGGTGTAGGATATAGTGTACAACGCCATCATGTTAGTGAACTACCAGACATCACTAAACCAGGTAAAGCTCGTACATACCTCATCGAGGATAGTATTATGGGCTGGGCTGATGCAGTGAAGGTGTTAATGAAAGCTTATCTTGAAGGATCTTTCTTACCAAAGTTTGACTTTCGTGCAATTCGTGAGAAAGGTGCACGTCTAGTTACAGCAGGTGGTAAAGCACCAGGACCAGAGCCATTGAAGTTATGCTTAGCACACGTACAAGCTATCCTTGATAGAAAGCAGCCAGGTGAAACATTATCTTCTCTAGAGTGTCATGATATCTTATGTCACATCGCCAACTCTGTACTTGCAGGTGGTATTCGTCGTAGTGCAATGATTTCTTTGTTTGATCATGATGACGAAGAAATGATTACATGTAAGTATGGTAACTGGTGGGAGACTAACGAGCAGCGTGGACGTGCTAACAACTCAGCTGTATTGAAACGTGGTGAAGTGAGTAAAGAAGAGTTCTTTGCTCTATGGAAACGTGTAGAAGCATCAGGATCAGGAGAACCAGGATTGTACTGGAGTAACAACCAAGACTGGGGAACTAACCCATGTTGTGAGATTGCTTTACGCCCTTACCAATTCTGTAATCTTTGTGAAGTAAATGTAAGTGACATAGAAGATCAGTATGACCTTAATAATCGTGTAGGTGCAGCTGCGTTCTTTGGTACATTACAAGCAGGATTTACTGACTTCCATTACCTTCGTCCTATCTGGGCTAAAACAACTCAGCACGATGCCTTACTAGGTATTGGTATGACTGGTATTGGATCTGGTGAAATCATGAAGTATGACTTAAAGATGGCAGCACACATTGCTAAGAAGGTTAACCAAATGATTTCTGAGAAAACAGGAATTAATGAGGCAGCTCGTATTAGTTGTGTCAAACCTTCAGGAACTACATCATTAGTGTTAGGAACAGCATCAGGTATTCATGCTTGGCACAATGATTACTATTTACGTACAATGCGTTTCAATAAAAATGAAGACATTGCACAATACCTAATGACTAATCATCCTGAGCTAGTAGAAGATGATGTATTACGCCCTGCAGATACAGTGTGTGTACGTATTCCAGTGAAGGCACCAGAGAATTCTATTCTTCGTACTGAGACAGCTATCGATACACTAGAGCGTGTTAAACATTTCTCTACTGATTGGATTAATGCAGGACATGTACATGGTGATAACACTCACAACGTAAGTGCTACCATCTCTATCAAAGAAGGTGAATGGGAAATTGTAGGTGATTGGATGTGGGAGAATCGTGAATTCTATAATGGACTATCTGTACTACCTTATTGGGGTGGAACATATCAGCAAGCTCCATTTGAGGACATATCTGAAGAGAAATATAATTCACTTATTAGTGAACTTAAAGAGATTGATATTACTAAAATTAAAGAAGCAGATGACACAGTTAACTTTAACGAATCAGTCGCCTGTGGTGGAGGTGCCTGCGAGCTTGTCTAGAGAATTCTTAGCAAGCAGAGGTATCTGCTGTGGTAATAAGTGTAAAAATTGTCCTTACACCCCTAAATGGGTGAAGGGATCTAAAGATTAGTATTTAGATTGGAGTTTGTTTATAGCCTAGATGTTTTGCGTCTAGGCTATTTTATTTTCAATGAATTATTTGTAACTTTAATACAACAAAAAATAAACGAAATGGCAAAAAAGCAAACAGAAGTAGCTTCAGGTAAATCTAAGCTAGAGGACGCATTAGACGCCCTCAACAAAAAGTATGGTGTGGGTACCATCTTATCTTTAGGTGATAAAAACCACAACGAATATGATCTTATCTCGACAGGATCAATTGCATTTGACCACATTGCTCTAGGTGTTGGTGGCTTTGTTAAAGGTAAACTTTATGAACTAGTAGGCTGGGAAGGTAGTGGTAAATCTACTATCTGTGGTCACGCTGTAGCTAACTGTCAGAGTGCAGGTGGCAAGGTGTTATACATCGATGGCGAGCATGCTGTTGATCCTAATTACTTCACTGCTCTAGGTGTTGATATTGCTAGCATGTTAATTGCTCAGCCAACTTGTGGTGAGGAGGGTTTCCAAATTGCTATGGATATGATTAACACTGGAGAGATTGATCTTGTGATCATTGACTCAGATTCATCTTTGATCCCTAAGAAGGTGCTTGATGGTGAGGTAGGTGATAGTTCTATTGGTCGCAAGGCTAAGCTTAACAGTGATGTGTATCCTAAGCTGAAAGGTATTCTATCTAAGCATCAGACATGTGTTATTGTTGTATCTCAGTATCGTGAGAAGATTGGTGTTATGTTTGGCGATCCTCGTACAACTCAGGGTGGTCATGCGTTAAAGTTCTATGCAGATGTTCGTGTAGAGGTAAGTAAGACTGTTGCCAAAGAAGGTACAGAAGCTTATGGCAATCTAACTAAGATCAAGACTATCAAGAACAAGATGGCTCCTCCATTCAAAGGTGTAGAATTTGAGATCTTATTTGGTGTAGGTATTGATCGCATGTTAGAAGTTATGGACATGGCTAGTGACTTAGGTATTCTACGCAAGTATGGTAAAACTATTACATACAATGATCACAAGTATGATTTGGATGACTTCGAACAACTGCTTACAGACAATCCTGAATTCTTTGATTCATTAAGGCAAAACATTATTGATAAAATTAATAACGTAAACGAAATAAACGAAACAGAAAATGAAGATACACTTCAAGAAGTTGAACCCACAGGCACAGAAGCCTAAGTTTGGGAAGCCAGGAGATGCAGGTGCAGATCTTGTAGCTACAACAGTTGACCTATCTAGAGATGGTCAAGTAGTATATGGTACAGGTATTGCAGTAGAGATACCTGAAGGAATGGTGGGACTTGTGTTCCCACGTTCCTCTGTACGTAACTACAATTTATCAATGGCTAACTCAGTGGGTGTAATTGATAGTGGTTATAGAGGTGAGATCATGGTTACATTTAATTTTAACTCTAGAACTCCTGATAATACAATTTATCAAGTAAGTGATCGTATTGCTCAGTTAGTAATCATGCCTGTACCATTAGCACAGTATGTAGAAGTAGACGAACTATCAGAAACAGAAAGAGGTCAAGATGGACATGGGTCCACAGGCAACTAAGATATTAAGTGTGGATGTAGACAAATTAACTACCTGGTCATGAAACACATCAGGAGAGAAGGTTAACCAGGCTATCAATATGTAATATCCAAACAGCCTTTCGATAATAGGTGGCAATTATAATTACATATAGAAACATGCTTAAATGAGAGTCTACAGGAAAGTCATTAACTCATATGGTTAGTCAAGTGTTTTAGGAAGAGGAAGTTACAGGAGTACTACTGTAGCTTCCATCTTCTTTTTTTATTAACATAAACAATAAACAAATGGATCAAAAGGAAATTGAACATAGATTAGAAGGGAATATATTACAAGATCCCTATGGAGCACGTAAACTTATGAAAGAAATACTAGAAAGAGAGATGGTCAATCATCCTGATCACTACCAAGGTAATAAGTTTGAGGTGATTGATATCATCGAAGACTATGAGTTAGGATTCTCTCTAGGTAATGCCATCAAGTATATTCTTAGAGCTGATAAGAAGGGTAATAGGAAACAAGACCTTCAGAAAGCTATCTGGTACATTCAACGAGAGATAGATCGTGAAGAACTGTAGCGTAGATGGATGCAACAATCCTGTATGGGGAAAGGGCTTATGTGTGAGTCACATCAAACGTAAGCCCATCACCCCTAAGAAAGGTGGATTGCTGAAAATGAGGCGTGAATTGTTTGTGATTCGAACTAAGACAGAGACCATGAGAAACTTCTTTATAGAGATCTGGAACGAACGCAAGCATTACTCAGAAGTGAGTGGTGAGTATCTAGGAAGTGAACCATTATCAACTTTCTTTCATCACATCCTTCCTAAGAGTAAATATCCAGAGGTAGCGTATGATAAATCTAATATTATTTTATTAACTTTACCAGAACATGAATCTGTAGAGAATGATATGTACAGATTTGAGGAAGTTAACAAGAGACGTATTGAACTTTTAAACAAAATAAACCAATGACACAAGAAGTTTACACAGACTTGGAGAGTCGCAAAACCAAACAATCAATGACAAATCAATTTTTCTACACTCGAAAAGAGGGTGACAAAGAGTATACAGACTCTTTCAACATTAACAAAGTGATTCGCAGCATTGCATTTGATGATGAGCTAGTAGTATTACTAGATGATATTCATGAGCGTGTTGAGGAAGTTCCTACACTTAATCCTAAGACTAATAAGGTGATAGGTGTACAACGTAAGCGTGACATCTTCCAATCAGATATTCATTTGAAAGGTGATGACATTGTAAGATTTAAGAAACTAACTAACATTGAAGAATAATGGCAAATTTTAAAAAATTACTAGGAAATAGAATCCTTTTAGACCTTCCTAAAAAAGATGAAGGTAAACTTATTGTAGACGAGAACACAAAAGAAGCTCTTGAAAAAGAGATGTTACAGAAGCTTAAGAAGCTTACAGTACATGCTACAGGTGATCTTGTTAGTAATATCAAGGTGGGTGATGAGATCTTAGTTGATCCAGCAGCTTTAAGCAAAGCACCAGTGCTTCCTATTGGTGAAGAAAATAAGTTATTAGTTACACCATTTGATGTAATCTTAGTCTGGTAATCATGATCGATATACTTACAGAAGAAGTCAAAGGACACATATCCAACATTGCTAATATATTAGATAGTGTTGGAGAAAGAGTGGAAGGTAATTTGATATGTGATATAACGTCAGATAATCTTGTAGCTGATAGAAATGAAGCTAAGATTCATAATCTACTAAAGCTAGCTGAAGGTAAGTCAAAGATATGTGAGATAGGCGTTAACGCTGGCCATAGCTTATTGCTAATGGTCAGTGTTAACCCCACTGCAGAATATCTCCTATTTGATTTAGGTGGCCATGCTTATACTAGACCTTGTGTAGAGTATATCAAGAACGCATATCCATCTGCAAAGATAACAGAGATATATGGTGACAGTAATCTTACATTAGTAGACTATGTAAAGACTAATAAGTTACACACTTTTGATTTTATCCATATTGATGGTGGTCATGAGACTCACACTGTGATGAATGATTTTATCTACACACAGTTCATGCTAAAGCAAGGTGGTATTGTTGTATTTGATGACTATAACTTTGGTAACATCAAAGAAGTTGTTGATTACTATGTTGAAAGAAATGTAATAACTCAATATAATGACGAATTAGTTGACACTGATTTACATTATGTATATAAGATGAATGTATGATTAGTGTACTAACAATTACCTACCAACGTCATCACCTTCTTGAAGAGGCTATTGAGTCATTCTTACAACAGGATGGTGACTATGAAATGGTTGTAGTTAACGATAGTCCTAAGGTAGAGTATGTGTACGACCATCCTAGAGTTAAGATCTTTAACTGTAAGGAAAGATTTCTATCAATAGCTGCTAAGCTGGAGTGGGGTTATAAGCAGTGTATAAATGATTATATCTATAGATTAGACGATGATGATCTTATTGCAGACGAGGGACTATCCATTATGTCTGAAGCAATCATTAATCATCCTGGTCATGATGTGTATAGAAGCTCATCACATTACTTCTTTGTAGATAATAAATACAAACAAGCTAATGATAATATCAATAATGGTAACTGTTATAGTAAGTCCTATCTAGATAGAATTACTTGGCCAGATTCAAGTTGTGGAGAAGATGCTGATATAACCTTTGGTCATAAAGCAGATGTATTCACCATATCTAAACCAACAATGATTTATAGATGGGGAATGGCTACAGTACACATATCTGGTATGGGAGATTTACCAAGTGAAGAAATATTAAAAAGAACAGATAAGGTACTTAATAAGGAGAATGGGATTATAAATCTCAGTCCACATTTCAAAGAAGACTATTATGGTCAATTGTAAAAAGAAAAAGGAGGCCAATGGTCTCCTTTTTACTTACAAAATGAAATCACAAAATTCAACGAAATGAAAAGTTTTACTTAGAAAGTCTCTTTTGTTTCAAAGGCCACATCTTACTTCTAAGACGCGTTGGCGTATCAGCCTCTCTCATATAATTACCATTAACTGGTTTAGGAGGTGCTACCTTAGGAGCCTTTGCAGGTTTGTGCATCTTAAGCACAGGTTTTGTTTTCTTACTTGCAGCCATATTTGCATTTCTTTATAGAAGCACCTTTCTTGGCCATTTTAATCTTAGATCCATTTTTAGAAAAACCACCACCAGGAGTTTTCTCACGAGGTCCAACCTTAGGTCCATTATAGTTCTCCCCATCATCAGAAAGAATAGGATATGATTTTTTCTTCTTAGGAGCAGGAGCCATTGGTTTTTTAGCAGCAGGTTTCTTAGGCATAGACGCACCAGCTTCTGCTTTTTTCATTGTTGCCATTATTATTTCTTTTTAGTTTGAGCTTTAATTTTCTTTTCTTGCTTTAACATTGCTGAAGTTGGCTTCTTTCCACTTCCCTTGTTGGCACGAATATTGTCCCATAAACCACGCTGAGAGGTAGAACCATCAGCACGTTTAATCATTTGCTTTGCCATCTTAACACTTCCACTTACGTAGAGATTTATTGATACGAGAATTAGGATCGTTAGCTGTCTTAGAGCTAGTTAATTTCTTTTTCATACCTGACATCCTAGCACAGAATGACTTCTTACGAGGACCACCTTCAGGTTGAGGAGCTTTAAGACCAGGCTTACCTGGGTTAGCTCTATTGTAGGATGCCCTACCTTTTGCATTTAGGCCACCAGAAGGGTTCTTACCTTCCTTACGTTGCCAAGCTTCTGATTTAGCCATTACTTGTTCTTAATAGGTTGAACCTTGGATAGATTTTTCTTAATCTTATCCATAAAAAGCTTTTGTTTTTTAGGCTTCATGGCTTTTTTAATCTTACTAAAAGCATCTACCTTACCACCATTCTTTAATGATGTTCCATCCTTCTTAATAAGATGACCCTTAGGCACAGGTGTGATAGCTCCCTTGATTGCAGGGATACTATCACCATTTCTGAGCACTCCTTTACCTACATAGGCTGTAGCCTTCTGAGGATTATATGGACCAGGCTTTCTTATAGATGCCATTATTTTTTCATTTTACCACCATTCTTCTGGAAGCCCATCTTGTTTCTTACAGGCGTAGGAAGTTTAGCTAAACCTTTCTTACCAGCAGGTACAGGTTTTAAAGAAGCTCCCATAGCAGCTTTCTTCACTTTACCACCCATCTTATTCTCAGGGATTTTATTAAGATCTTGTTTGTTTTTAATAGCACGTTCAGTAGCCATCATTGCACCATAAGGAACAGCTCCTGCTGCCAAACTTGGTGTAAGTGCTGCTTTAACAGCAGTGTTACCTGCTTTACGAATAAATTTACCAGCTTTAGTTTTAGCATCTTTAGCATCAAAAACGTCCATTTTATAAAAATTTTGTGCAACGTCTTTTATACTTCTACCAAAACCAGGACGTACTTTAACTTCTCCTGTTTCACCTCTCTCTACAGTCTTTACCTCTTCGCCATTTTTAGCTTTACGCATTGAAGATTTTTTCTTCATCATCATTGCAGGTTTACCTGCCATCTTTTTCTTTGGGAGTGCCATGTTTATTTATTGTTTAGATTTACGCTTTGCAGCCATTTTTTTGAAAGTTTTTGCTAAGGCTTTAGCTCTACCTGTACAACCAGGTTTAGTGATAGGAGTGCATTTGCCCTCTGTACCTCTACGTTTAATGGAGGCTGTTGCCTTCTGGATCCATTGCTTTGCCATACCTTTTAAATGTTGTATTAGGTTTTACCCTAATATCTTTATGAGTAAATTGCCAGAGCTCCCCAGTGGCGTTAATGATAATCGTATACATTGTGTCAGTTTCATGACCATATTCTGTAACAAGCCAGATGATGCCATCTCCTTTAGGTGTAGCTACATCTATTCTGTTAGCAGGTTCAAAGATCATTACTTCTTCTTCTTAGCACCCATCTTGGTAGCACCAAGCTGCTTATCTTTTTTCAATGAAGGTTTGCCACCTTTTGTACCAGCTAATGTACGCTCTTGTACTTTAGTCCATGCACCTTTAGGATCAACAGGTCCTACACGTTTAGGTTGAGAACCTACACCTGCAGATAACTCACCCATCTTTTTCATTTTTGCCATTACTTTATAAGTTTAATACCTTTAAGTTTTTTGATAATTTTATTAGCCTCATCTTCAGCCATTGTTACTATTTCTTCTGACTTTTTCTCAGCGTCCCATTTATAAAGAAGAAGTGCCATGTGCATAGTCTCATGCATTATCGCTGTCTTCTGTTCATCAGCACTATATCTTTTAAATGTGCCCATGTTTAAAAACAGAAAAGGTTTATAAGGAGCTTTAGCTGTTAGCTTTTTATCTGCTGGATCGTAGTTTGTCAATCCATAGATGTATACACCATTACCTTTAGTCTTATCAACCTCTTCTGCTTGAGCGTCTTTTAGATTAAGCCCATGCATTTCTTTAACCTTATAGTATTTGAATATGTCAGTAGCATCCTTACCAACTAGTAAGATGTACTTGCCCATATCAAATTCTTTAATGTTCATTATTGCTCTTTATACTCAACAACTAATCCTGACTCAACGTTTCTAGCCATGATAGATTCAATAGCGTCAGCTGCATCAGCAGCACGTAGAATGATTCTAGCCTCTGGCGTAGATACAATTCCACGTAATGAGTTTAAAAGCATTCCAAATTCATTACCTGAAAGGATGAACTGGGCATCTTGATGCCAAGTGTATTTCTTTGATGGGTCGTACATTGGTACTTCTGAAGCACCAGTCTCGTCGTCTTTAACTATTTGCATTTTATTTTTATTTGGTTTGGGCAAATATAATTATCCTAGATCAATTTCAAAAGAAATAACTGCATTAGTTTTAATGCTCTTACTCATATTTAGTTTGATCTGGAATCTATTGTGGAACTTAAACAGTTCCTCTATTAACATGTTTGTGTATCTAGGAAGAGAAGGTGCGATTCTGAATGAATAGTGCTTAGGATGTTTTACAACTTCCATACTAGATAGTTCATCAACGCTATCGATAATGCCCTCTAGATGTGAAAAGTATATCGCATCGTTATCAGACATTATTTTGGGAAAGAATCTCTTCTCTACTTGCATTAAGACAAGGTTAATAGGTATTTAGTTTTGGCTGCCTCACCAGATAATGCATCAGCTAAGTTACATACATCATGATAAGCATTCTTTTCACCATACATCTTTAATGATGATGCGAATGACATTATATCTGATACACATTGTTCAGCTGTACAGTCTGTAAGAGGTTCTATTTTATAAGCTCCAGGTCTCTTACCTGTATAGCCCATAAGCTTCTCAATCAATCCATCTTTGAAATCATGTACGTAATCATACAATGCTCCTGTGGCTTGATGTTCTGCATAGCTTTTTGTTTGCCAGTGAGTCAAGTGTAATTGCTCATGAAAGTAAGTAAGCTTAGCAGCGATGCTCTCTAATGAGAGCTCGCTACCAGTTGCTTTACTTAACATTTCTTGTGGGAATAATGATTTAGCCATTATGGTGCTGCTGTTGTAGTAGTTGTAGTGGTACTAGTAGATGTTGACGTTGTAGTACTTGTTGACGTTGACGTAGATGTAGTAGTACTTGTAGAACTACTAGTAGTTGTAGTAGTAGGAGGAATATAGTTGCAACATTCTTTTGCATCTATTTCTTGCCAATTACCATCTTTAGGCTTAAATCTTTGTAAGATTAAGCTGCTAGGTACAATACGTCCTGTTCCATCGAAACGAACGTATGCTTTCAATTGATTATTGCTATTTGCCATGATTAAGGAGCTGCTGTGGTTGTAGTAGTGGTTGTAGATGTAGACGTACTAGTACTAGTGGTAGTAGTCGTAGAAGTACTAGACGTTGTAGTCGTAGTTGTAGGAACATAATTACAGCACTCGTATGCTGGAATCTCTTGCCATCTTCCCACTTTTGGCTTGTTCTTTCTCAGAATAAGGCTGCCTGCAACAACCCTTCCACTACCATCGTAGCGAACAAATGCTTTTAAATCTCTCTGAATTGCCATTTTTATTAATAGTTTAATTTATACTTAAATTTAAGTTTCATCATTTGCTCAACATAGTAGTGTGTACCTTTCTCTTGTGCTCTTGCATCGTTGAATACATATTCTAAATGAGGATCAGTAAATGGATCGTTACCAGTTATATACTCACCCTTATAAAATGCTGGGTAGTCACCCATGTTTTTGTTTACTATTCCTGCATTGTGCAGGATGCCAAGCCTGTGGACTTTGTCAATAGGATCTGACGACCAAGAGAATTCCATTTCAGGTAAATTCTTAGTGACCCCACCTCTAAACCAAAGAGCCCAGAGGACAGCCCACATGTCAGCACACCAACTTTGAAAGCCTGCAGATTCATCCTTGAAGTATAGTTTGTTTATGTTTAATAAATAACTACGTATTGTAATGCAATCTCTTAGTACCTTCTCCCAGAACATAGCATCAATATTCTTCAATAGATATTGTGCACCTCCTGAGTGGTCGTTGTTAGCTTCTGCTATTGTTCTTGATATACCACACTGAGTGGCAATGTCTTCAAGAACATCTAGTTCTTTATATGCTTCCAATCTTTCTGGAAGCACTTGATGTATCTTACTGTCAAAATATGAAGCGTTGATGTAGCTATTGGTATCTGATAAATAGTTTATATCGTCATTAATATAGGCGTCAACATTAAACTTATCTGTAAACAATACGTCTGAGTCACAATACAATACAGCATGATTCTTCATGTCTGGATGATCTTGCCAATAACGCATTAGAACATATGGACGTAGAACAGGAATATAGATTCCTAGTTTCTGACTTACACCATCCTGATCTTTATAGAATTCGAACTTTGCTTCTGGGTAGAGATCTACGATCTGTTGCCACTTCTGGTTCTTTTCTCTGAATGATGGGATAAAGATAAGTACAATAGCCTTATCTGAATGTCCAATGTTTCTTAAGCTTTCTAACCATAGATGTACCTGCCAAGTGTAGTAGGTATCATCTGGTTGAGCACAGATAAACTTTAATTCCTTCATGTAGTTGTTGGTTTAATGTAAGCTCTTAAGGAGCTGCAGTTGTTGTTGTAGTCGTAGTAGATGTACTTGTAGACGTAGTAGTAGATGTAGTGCTACTTGTTGTAGTACTAGTAGTTAATCCTGCAGTGTTTCTAACTACAGCTCCCACTTGTCCAATCAATTGCTCCATTTGCTTAGAAATGTTCCACAATTGTTGTGAGACTGGATCTTGCCCTGTAGGTCTAGATGATATAGCCATGATAATTTTTATTAAATATTACAAATATATATTAGTTTCAACAATATGTATTATACTGTTAAAAATTTACGTTAATCGTTTTTATTACATCAGCTCTAATCAAATTGATTAGAGATTGATCTTGGTACCTATCATACCCATGTATGTTATAGGTACAGCAGGATTTGTATTCAAGCTAACCTTTAGTCCACAGTTAAATCTAAACCTTTTACTAAGTGATACATCAAATCCAGAGCCTGTTAGTATACCAAAATCTTTTGTCAAAGAGTTGGAAACATAGATGTCTGGGGACATCGATAAGTACTTATTTACTCTAAATGGTCTAGTGTAGAAGCCCATCAATCCATGGCCCCACTCACCTGTATATGTAAGAGCGTAGTTGAAACCTGTAACTCCTTTACCTATTGGTTTGATAGCAGCAGCTGTAGCAAACGCTATTGTATTACCTTGTAGATATACTCCTGTCAAACCAAAGTTCTTTATCACCTTACCCATCCTTGTGTATCTACTTGATAGAGCAAACTGATTAAAGGAACTCCATATCATAGAGGTAAGTCCATAAGACACGTTCCCAAGGAGTGAGGATTGTGACGCACCCAATGATATAATAGCACTGAGAGGAACATCAGGTCCACTGAGAACAGTAAGATCAGAACTATACACAATAGGATTAACTTTAGCAGCAGCCTTGCTGGAAGATTTAGAAGACTTTTTATCATCACTCTTTTTCTCTTTAGATTCACTTTTGCTTTCTGACTTCTCTTCTGATTTACTTTCTGTTTTACTCTCTGAACTACTCTCACTCTTAGTCTCACTACTAGTAGAAGAACTACTGCTAGATGATGGGCTCGCTGCAGGAGCAGGTGTTGGTGTTGAAGCAACTGCTGATGAGGTAGCTGCACTTGTAGCACTACTAGTAGCACTACTAGTTGCAGCAGCTGTAGCAGCTTGTGTTGCCTGAGCTGTAGCCTGTTGAGTTGCTTGCTGTGTAGCTTGAGCAACTGCCTGTGTTACAACAAGGGTTGTAGCTGTAGTTGTTTGTGGACAAGGTGTAGAGTTGATCATATTGATCCACGCTGTTAAAGCTCCTGACGTTATGTCATTTGCTGTAACTACCTTAGCCTTACCTCTATAAACAATTGTAACTGTCCCATTACTAATAGGAACAACTACAGTGAGTACTTGACCATTACATGGATCTACATAAATCTGTGTAAGAACCTGTGCATCGCACAAGTTCCACATCAGTAGTAATGTAACAGTCAATAACCATTTCACTACTTAGGTTCAAGCTTAAGAGTAGAGTCAATAGAAACTTGTGAACGCTTCAACTTTAACATCTCATCTTGATAATCCCATTTAGCTTCCATAGCTTTAATCTTCTGACGCTCTTTGATCTTGCCACGTAGTTTGAAGATCTTACCTTCAACCTTAGAAATCTTTACGTAACGTGCTGCAGGATCGCTTTCTGTTACTTTAATAACTTCTAGTTTGTGTTCTAGATTAGAGATACGAGTTTGATACATAGGTATCTTGGCTCCCTGATATATCTTAATAGCAGGGTAGATCGATGCAACTAATGCAATCGAACCAGCAATGATTAGTTTTTCTAACATTGGTTTTATTTATTTAGTGAATATTTTCTTTTTTATCATCCTTACCACAATCTTGCTAGCAGCATCTTCAAGTGCCTTCTTAGTCGTTGTGCCAATGGTGGATTGATTAAACTTAACATCAGTAAAGTTAGCATCGTTCATCAATGTTGCTTCTCTAGTAGTTTGAGCTGTGCCCAAACCTGAACCAGTGAAGTAAGCTCCAGTCTCAGCGTCTACAAATTTGACCTGTAGACCTAGTCGTGTTACCACAGTTTGCTTTACATTACCTTTCAAAGATAATGATTCGTCTTCAGAAACAGAAAAGTCATACACCTCAATGTATACAAAATATTTAGCTAGGCGTATCTTACCACGTCCATCTAATTTATCTTGAGTTATCCCAGACTGTGATGCCTGGAATTGTTTGACCATTCTATTCTTGATCTCAGCTTTGTCTTCAGTGAATATGAACCTATTAGTTTCCTCTAGGTACTCTACAACTATATTAGTAACACCAAGACCCACTCGTTTGTCCTTGAGTTCTGGATAAGAAGTATAGACGTCTTCATTGATACCAAGAGATAAGAGTTGAATAGGAATGGTTGGGCCATCATAATCCATCAATGAGTCTATGTTGATCTTCTTTTCAAATGAAGCTGTGTAAGATTCTGTCTTAGTTGTAGCAATCTGACCACTAACGCTGTACGTTAGTAATACACTCAATAATAAACTGAATAAAAAGCTTAATTTCTTCATATAGTTTTCTCATTAAGAGGGGGTTTCGTTACCACTTAGGCTCTTCTTGCAAAGCCTCTTTTTCTGTCTTAGCCTTAGGTTTAGCAGGTTTTTCTACCACACGCTCAATAACTTTTGTGCCTCCAGCAGATGCTGCTTGTTGTTGAGAGTTATTAGTAGTGATATTGATTACAGGTGCAGGAGTTGTGGTAGCAGCAGGAGCAGCTTCAGCTTTCTCTTCTCCACCACCAAACATCTGTGAGCCTATGTAAGCACCACCAGCTGTTACAATTGTTCCTACAGTTCCTACTATAGTCTTGACCAACCCTGACCAAGTACCATCATTTTGTTCTTCTGACATTATCGTTTAATGATTAAAGGTTTTTTAATAGATACACCAGCTACATCAGTAAGTGTAAGATCATAGATACCATCTTGTAGGTCTTTGAAGTCATACACTTTAGTTACAATCTCTTCCTCAGCTGTTAAAGGAAGAGTCTTGGTTGGTTCTGTCTTACCAAACTCGTACACTTGTACAGAATACTTAGCTCCCACTGTTAAGTTGTATGTAATAGTAGCCTTAACACCTTGAGACACAACGCTCAAAATTTGTGTGTTAGATGCTTTTGCACCTAGATTTATTGGAGTGCTCTCAAATTGTTCTAAATCAGAACATGCAAGTGTTAGAAAAATGAACAATATAAATACTAATGCTTGTCTCATAGTGGTTAGAAGTTATTGTATCCTGTAAGTTTAATTTTATCTGTATTCATGTTAATAGGTAGTTGTGATCCTTTAGCGTCAGCAGCATCCATGATAGGACTAACCCTAATAAATGTATTGATGTCTAGTCCATTCTGTAATGCTGTGAAGCGTAACTTGAATGGAGTGAACTCACCTTCTACAGGAGTCTTAAGGTTCTGATCTAATGCACCAAACTTAATATATCCTTCACCTTTGTTAGCAAACACATGCCAGTTGTTAGGCATCTCGTTCTTCAACTCTTCAAACTTCAACTTACTTGTGTCATAAGAGAATTGGAATTGTAAAGCTTCTACTTTGTTTCCATTTGTGGAAACTTTTACAGGGATCTCAATTGAATTAGATGTAACTACAGCGTTTGTTAAGCTTACACTAATAGGATTAACTGCAAGTCTTCTGTTCAATACTAAAGATCCATTTTGTGTAACTGTAGATGAACTAGATTTATTTATGTCACCAAACAATAAGTAGCTAATGTTAATCGTTTCTGGTGTACCACGTTGAGCAGGAGTAGTATATACATACTGTGTAGGTCCTACAGGGAATCGAGTAAGCCAATCAGCAGGTGTAGCAGCGTTATAATCAGATGATTTAAATGTCATGAAGCTCATGTATCCATTAGATCCAGCTGTATATCCAGCAGGAAGTACAACTAATTGATCTACACTTACTACTTGTGCAAATAATCTAGTTAAGTCACCACCATCAAGCTTACCACTTCTATTAACATCTGCAGCTTTATATCCAGCACCACTAGTGATAACTGTGTTCTTAAATGTACCATCTAAGTTCTGTGATATAAACTCAGACTGTGCAGCTGTGTAATCAGATGTTGTAATACCAGCGTTGTATAATGCTTGGATATGATCCATGTTATACATTACCATGATCTTATACTGAGTATTAGGTGCAAGTGATGAGTCAACAATGCTAACAGTACCATTAGATGTTACATCAAATAAAGGTCCTTGGTTAGTAGTTGCATTAACAAACGCCACCTTAGTGTAAGCAGGATTCAACGCACTACTTAATGCTACTGTAGCATTAACAAGTTTAGTAGCGTTAGGATTCTGTGTAATGATTGTAGTTAGAGGAACCTCCATTAACGTAGCACCAGTAGAACCATCTTGATTAAACGCAGCACCAAAGTTCATCTTTATAGGATCCCAGGAGTTACCAACAGCTGTAGTTTTTAATCTAAAACGAAGCTTAAGTAATGGACTATATGCAGCAAATGGTAAAGCATTAGGAGATGCCCAGTTCAAATACACACGCATGATAGTCTTAGGACCACCAGATGTGAAAGCATAAGCAGCATTCTGATAGTTAGCATTACCATTGGTTGTATTGTTATTAGCGTTAGCCACCCAAGTATAACCAGGATATAAATAGTTTGTAAGATCTATACTAGATCCTGCAGGAAGAACACCACCATTACCACCAGTACCAGTGTGTGCAACAGAAACAAATTCAAACGCAGCGTTGTTGAATTCAAAATCAAAGTAGAGTGAGCGAGCAGTAGTGTTACCATTACCATTCAGGTCTACGTTAACAATGAACTCATCACCTTTGTCAATAACGCCACCAGCAATATCAACTTTAGTAGAGTCAGAGCCAAGTTTTAATTTAACGTTTTGACCAAGAGTATTAAATGTTACTAAGGTTAGAACTAGGAATAAGAGTTTTTTCATTTGAGAAGTTTATTAACTAATGTATTACAGGACTTTTTAAGTGCACTTGATAAATTGGTTTGATTAAACTTTCCACCTTCGTCTATAACCAATGCAGCCATTGATACTTCCTCAGCAGATTCTTCTACTATTACTGTCTTCTTTACTTTACCATCTTCAACCAACTGTCCTCTCATACGTATGACAACAGCGTCAGAGTTGCGATGGAATACTGATAAATTAGTTTGCGTTTTGAGAACATCTAGATACAACAATTCTATCTTGATCTCCTTAGTTGCTTCATCACTAACATCATAGCCATCTTCTTGTAAGAATTCTTCCATGATACCTTTAACTCCAAATGCCAGGTTTCTACTACCTGCTAATTGTCCCATGACAATTCTGTTGTTAACAGGTGCCACCTTGATAGGATTGTCTGGAGTTGTAAAGTGTCTATAGATGTATACAGACTGAATCATTAATGCTGATCCCACCACTGTGGATGTGAACCAGAAAGTAATAGCGAAAAGTAGTTTCATGTTGGTTGGTTTTATGAAAACAGGGAAGTGTTATCTTCCCTGTCCTCTGTATTTCTTTTTACTTGGTGCAGCCTTAGGGCCAAATGTTTTTTGATGTTTGCCTTTACGTCTCACGCCAAAGACAATCTTTTTAGACTCAGAGGATTTGCTTGGTTTAGCCATTATGATAATAGTTTATAGTACTCGTTAAAATGTTTTTGTCTATCAGCTAAACCAATTGTTCCTCCATTAACACGTTTAGTTACTGCTGTTACTGTAGCACTGTCAGCTCCTTTATCACAGATAGCCCATAGCTTGTTGCTGTTAAAGAAGAATGCTGCTGATGCTAATGGATATTTAGTTGCTACTAAATCAGGATTAGCTATAATGTCTTCAGGAACTGTAGAGTTAAATCTTGTATAATTCTCTTTACCTGTCAACTGTATATATCCTCTTCCTCTAAATTTATATCCATCTCCAGATCCTTCAGGCCCATT